GTTGTCCATAGATTTGCTGTGGCCGCCCAAGGTCTGGCCAAGTAAGCCAGTGTGCTGTCATCTACACCGTTCAAATCTGGGTAGTCATTAATGAATCTATCCAAATAGGTGTTAGTGGCGTTGGTCACAAAACCTGATCCCAGAGAACCGGGAAGGAAGCCGGTCAGCGGAGTAACGAAGCGCATCTCACTCAACGGAGTTACTGCCGTTGCGTTTGTGGTGGAACGTGTGTGATAAGCAGAGATAGTATTGGTAAATTCCGCAGGCTGAATGTAGATCCAATTGCTATTGGAGTAGTAGTATCCAGAAGGTGCGGAACCGATATTATCCCTTACTGCTTGATACACAATTCCGAAATACTCAACGCGAGTGTCCTTAGTGTACTGAGTGTTGTTATCCCAGTGACGCGTATTGACCAACGGGATGAACTGTGTTCTGGCTTGAATATCGGACGGTTCATTCTGCGCGATAGGCAACCAGAATCTTTCATCTGTTCCCGGAGTAATAGGACCGTACACAGTTCCAGGACCAGACGGCTTGACACACTTCCATATATTGACGTTAGGTCCGGTGATGATAGATACATAATTATTTAGAACATAATTTACTGCATTGCTCCATGTCGGTGATTGCCCCTGGAAAGGGGTAGACATGGATAAGGTCACGCTATTAACGTTGGCACGGAATCCAAAAGCTGTCCAATTCTTGATGTTCGCATTGGTAGGGTGCGGTAGGTGTAGCTCAACACCCAAAAGAACTGTGGAAGACAGAGAACCCGAATTAGGTGCCCACGTTCCGTATACACCGGGAGGTGTGCTCAGATAACGAGGGTCCGCCAAAGTTGTAGTGTCATAGATAGGCGTGGTAGTAGTTGAAATCAACGGGGTCCACCAGGTATTTGCAGAGCTTGTGCCTGTTGGTGCTTGTGCGGCCCCATAAGTAGTCATCAAAGCCCTGTAGTTGAATCCATTGAACTGTACCAACTGATTGGTCTGATAAGACGTTGTAGCATCCCAAGCACCGTAAATAGGGTGACCCAAGTAGCTTTGATCGATATTCAGCGTCATATTCTTACTGCCATTAACTACAGAATCCCAACCGGAAATAGCAGCGATGGCATTGTGAATACCTTGAGCGGTTCCCTTGAGTCTGTAATTGACGGCAGCATTACTGATACGGTTTCTTCTCAATTGTGGGCTGACCAGATAGTCTGTCCTGATTCCCAGCTCAGCACCCAACCAATCCAAATTAGCTGACGCTACGATGTCTGGATTATTGGATTCCAAATAGAAGTCATACTCCGTCTTGGTCATATCCAGAATAAATCCGAATACAGACAAGTAGTTGTACAGCGCCGGATTGTCAATATCTACACTTGTAAAAATATCCGTACTTGTAATCTTGTATGGTTGCGGAGTACGTTCGTATAGGTAGGAAGAGTACCCGTAATCATTTACTACAAGACTGGCAACATAACCGGCAGGCAGCCAAGTGGGCACATAAGTAGTACTTGCCCAGAAAGCCGATCCGACTGCTGGGGTGTTATTGAGATTGGAATTCTGTAGGCTGATCCAATAGTTTCCATTGAGAACAACTATAGTTCCTGTGCTGTACGTTGTTCCGGAATTCCATGTAGGAGATTCCAGAGTAAGAAACATAGTGTAGTAATAGATTCTTCCAGTCAGCAGATTACTGTCTGTGTGAGAAGTAAACGTAGCAGTTGGTACGAAGTTTGCCACAGCAGTACCGTCAACAGCACTGGACGGATAACCGTACAAACTTCGTACCAACTGCATTTGCTTCCACGGCTTACTGTTTGCGGACTTCCAGTTCAAAGTCAGCTCGCCGTAGTTTGTTTGAGTCGCAGTGAACGGGGCTACGCTGTAATCTGTAGGCTGAGAATATCCATAGGTGGCTACCCCGTAGTAATCAATAGCGTAACCTAAGCTCATTTAGACTCCTTATAGATTCTGAGAAGTAGGACCATCTCTGTGGAACATTGCAGAAATGCTGGCAGAGATAGGAATGTTCGGCATAATGTTCTGATTAAGAATAAGGTAAAAGGCTTGCCCCTGAACCCAAGGAACAGTTACCGAAGCAGACTGCTCAATTCTTACTGTCCAGCCGACTGGGAAATACTCGGTGACTCCGATGAATGGATCGGTATCTCCTACCATCTTCAAAGAAGACTTGATGAATCCGGAAGAGTTGAACGTCCCCGGCAGAGATCCTTGATACCAGCGTACGGTGTAGCTGATCGTATATACACCGGTACGTGGACATACGAGCTTATCGGAACCATTCCACATATTGTGGGTGTCCCACGTCTTACCGGTGAATGAGGGTAAGGTTTGGAAAGAGGCATTTACGTTATTGATAACAACATTAGCATACGGACTGGACACGTTCTTACGCAACGCAGTCATTCTATCGTCCACACTCAGCCACGTCTTTGTGGTGTTGTCTATGAGATCAGTCTGTGGCATTGTTCCCAAAGTGGTCTCAATAGCCTTGATCTCATCGTATGCAGAGTTGACGTCACCCGCATTAACAATATCCGTGAAGTCAGTCTTGTACGTAAAGTTGCGAATATTTGTAGGATAGATAGCTACCATGAGGATTCCTTATGTTGTGGTTACTACAGGAGTGATTAATAGATTAGTGGCAATAAAAGGAATCTCACTTACCTGCAAGTAAATATCTCCCAAAGTAAATCCTCCACCCGATCTATTCCACACGGTGATATTGGTATAGATAACACCAGGTACTGACATGACTGTGGAGTATGCCTTGCTTACTGGAAGGCGCATTCCCAGAGTAACGTTTGCAGGTGCCAGAAGGTTCTGAATAGCCTGAGTGACTTGCAGAGAAACCGTGCTTGGATCATACAACGGGCTGATTCCTACAGTAAGGGTTGCAGCAATTTCAATTCTAGAAGCCGCTGAAGTAGAAACGACTTGACCGATCATGGCCTTGGATTGTAAATAAACCTGTAAACCATCCAATAGCGCCTGGCTAGGTGTGACATTACCGTTGGCAGTGGCGTATACCTGAACGTTTGTTGATGTTGTAGCCAGTGTTCCCGCCTGTGCAATACCGGGATACGTGATAGCCAGATTGCTGAAATCCTGAGCAGTTACCGCACGATCCTGTGCAGTAAAAGCCTTAGGCGCATTGTTACGAATCTGATCGATACTTTCGCGGTCAACACCGCCCGTAGTAGCAGTAGAGCTCGCAATGGTTACTCCGGTAATAGGAGAAGCAATATCGTTTATCTGATTGATACCTAGGTTGCCAATAGAACCGCCACCAACACGATAGTTGGCATAGATGTTCAATCCGGCAGCAGGAATAGCTCCATTGACATTGTCACCAAAGTGAACGGTAATTATATTCTGGTCGTCAACTGTGTACGACCAGGAAGGATCACTTGAAGTAGCAGACATCAAGCTGGTGACATTGGTCCATGCCACAACCTGATCGACTCCTGTAGTGGTTGTGTTATACAGAGGATTCTGTACGTACACGGTAATAGATCCACCGACAACAGGATTATTTGCCAGAGAGAATTGCTGGAAAGAAGATCCGTCGGAAGATCCCAACAGTTCCATAGTCACCAAGGTAGGTGAAAGAGTATTGCTTCCAATGGTGAACTGTGTACTTCCTTGTGTAACACCCTGCGCCACGTTGGCTACTACCGTACCGCCGTTACCGGGGACGGTTACTGTCGCCTGAGTCTCGAATGTGATAGGCGCATTGAGAGAAGTAATGTATGCAGTGGTTACCTGAGTTCCCTTTGGAACAGAAACAGCCGGACCACCAGTAGCTGTCTGGAAAGTAACTGTTCCTGTAGCTGCCTGTGGCTGGCTTGGAATGTAGCCCAAAAGTTCGGCCAACTGAATAACCGAAGCCAGTTGGGTAGCGGTTCCAATGTAGGATTCCGCCAGAATACGATCTCCGTAGTAGGAAAGAACATCCATCTCTCTGGCGAAGGACTCCATGAGCATTACTTCAAGAGAGCCCGGATTCTGATTTGTCCATTCCGGAAACACCGTCTTGGCATAGGACAACATCGAAGTTATGAATCCGTTGTAGTCCTTTGACGTATAGTCGATTGCTGGAATGTTTGCATTAACTGTTGCCATTTACTGTAATCTCCTTAACTGTTCCGCCGACTTCGATTACAGCAGTGTTGGCTACCGCAGCAGTAGCGGAAGCAGCAAATACCGGAGCGTACTCGACATTGATTTGGGATTTTCCGTCATTGGTTTCTCTGGAATTGGTAGTAACCGACAACACATTCAGTCCCGGTTCATATGTACTGAGCTGAGTAGTTACAGCATCTCGCAACTCCGCAGTTACCAAGGTATCCGTAATACCGAAAAGCAATCGAGATAATGGAAGTCCTAGCGCAGCTCTCATAGGGCGTTGGCCCAATTCGGTACCCACCAACGCTCTTACTCTTTGTTGAATCTGTACTTCTACATCGGTCTCTGTAGAAACCGAACCGTTCTCCGATATGGTGAACGGGATAGTCATTTGTAGTCCCATAGTTCTATTATCCCAAATTACTAGATTAACTTAGACGAGTGACACTGTACCAGGAGGTATTCTTCATAATTGTCGGGGTAGCGTTAGATGTATTCTGCGCTGCCCTTAATTGAATGGTACCTGCATTGGCCCCTATAAGAATACTGCCACGTAAATATGCAGTGATATTTGTGGAAGGACCGAAGGTACCCAATGCTCTAATGGTGACTTCGTCCGTTTCTACTGTATCAATCTGATTAGT